ACTTATTTTATCAGAATGAAATATACCTATTATTTTAAGTCTCATTAATAAATCATATACTCTAGATGGTAATTCTTTAACTACTGGAAATAGAAATCTAAATGTTTTATTAATTAGAAGTTTGTTTGTATCTAGTTGCATACCCAGTCGTAGTTAAGGTTATTACTCCATTATTAATTAATTCCTCATATGATTTGCTATAGTCATTAACTTTTATATGGTACTTATATTTTGTAATTGCATCTTGCCATCCTTCAATCCATTTGAATGGTTTAGTTATTCCACCATCACCTTGAGCAACTAAATCATCGTCATAAACAAATCGTACAACTTGAGATGGGTTTTTAAAACTAACAACTAAATTACTACATTCTATTTGGTATAAAGGATATTTTTTACTTAGCAAATGTTTATAAAATGCAAGTTGAAAATCGTACCTATACTTTAGAACTGATTGAGGAAAATTATGTTTATAATCACTTGTAGTTTTTAAATCTATTAAATATATTTTAGCAAATTTATGATCTATAACTACAATGTCCATCATACCTTTAACATAAATACCATTTACAGTATCAAATACGCACATTTGAAAGTGAACGTCAGAATCATCTTCATCATCAAAAATACTAGCAATAACAGGGTCTTTTGAAGTTATAATACTATTTTTTATACCTTCTAACATTAATAAATCATCTTTAGTATAAGCTATTTTACCAGCATTAGCTATACTTTCATTTATATAATCTATTATTAATGCATCTTTGTTTAATATATCTCTAAATCTAGTATCTGTGATATAATCATCTTTCTTTCTATTCACATAGTAAACAACGTCATTACAAGCATGCCAACCAACTTCATATAATATATCATCTAAGAATGTTACTTTAGTTATTTTATACTCTATTAATTTAGATATGACATATTCTAATATAGTTGCTATTGAATCTGAAAATTTACAATTAAATTTAGTTTGATAATATAATGTATCAAATACAGCTTGTCCTCCAGTAATATAAACATCTACTAAAGAACCTGCTTTTTGAGATCTACTAGCACCATTTTTTTTATCGTTCCATATGTCTATTGATTCTAAAATTAATTTTAAATCTGATTGTGAAATTGCTGACACAGATCTATAATTAGATTCTGTATCAGCTAACGGATAATGTTTCATTTTTTAATATATGGTTTTAAATTATCAAATGGCATTTTTAAAATAAAATCATATTCTAAATTAGGAAGTGTCTTAATGATTTTCTGCAAGTCACTATATCTAATATGGACTTGAGTTTCATTGTGTGTTCTTACCTTACCTTTTTTACCTTCTAGTTCATGTATAATGAAATACGGATAGTTGATTCTATCCGTATCTTCATAAGTTGATTCAATTAACGTTTTCATTTCTGTTAAAATTACATCTGGTTTCATACTTGTATGTTTTCCAGTTTTAATTTGAACATTAAATGGTAAGAAATCTAAATCAACTTTACAGTTATCTAAAAGTCTAGATGCATTTCTAGAAGTTTCACATTTAGTATAACCTAAATCAATAAATATTAATCTATACTTTCTTTCTCCCCGTAATCCTTTTGATCTGTTATTCATATTCTTCTAAATTATTAAATGATTCTATAAGTTCAAATACTTTTGGTGTTTTCGCTAACATTTTTTCACAAAATAAATCGGTTTCTGCATCTGTAAGTTTAATATACTTACCAGTTAAATTTTCATAACTAATACCATCATACCATCTAAACATTTCAAAATAATGTAGTGTAGATTTATTAAATTTTAATATGTTAAAAACACTATTTCTTTGATTATTATCCATTGACTTCAATTTAAAATAAAAATCAATGCAATTATCGTCAGTTATAGTTTTATCAAACATAGTAACTTCATTAGTAAACTCATCTATTTTTGTAAAATTACAGAATCTATATTGCAAGTCTATATGATGTAAAAACTTATCTGCTAGAACTAATAAATCTTTAATATTATCATCACATACAACATCATCAAAAATAGACATTAATTCATCTTTAGTATAATATCTAACTATTCCTAATTTACTAACTAATTGTTGCCATGCTTTACCATCTACGTTACTAGTACCAGGAGTATTACAATATATATAATCAGTTTTATTAATATCTAAAGTTCTTTTTATATTAAATTCTTTAAATAAAGTATCATAACTCATCGGATAAGTGTTAATTGGTGTAAATGATATTTTATTACCAATAGTTTCTTTATCGTAGTTTTCAATATAATTTATAATACCTATAAAATTAATTAAATTACAGTCATCAATATAATTCTCACATCCAATAGAGATTAATTGTATTTTTTGATTATAACCTTTAGTTACAACATGACATAATACTTTTAATAATATTGTTTTTAGTCCTTTTAAATTATAATCTTTAAATTCAAAGCTACAAGAATCGTTATATCCATAAGATATTTTTAGATACTTACTTTCTTTATATTTTTCTAAAATAGTAATCATAATATTAAATATCAATTAAGCTTAGTGCAGCTCCTTGTGTTAAGTTAGTTTTTTGTAATTTTGAAGCATATTTTGGATCAATTAGATTATTACATCTAGTAGTATAAGATGTAGTCATAGATTGACTAAATAATGACATATTAGGATTACTACCATTACTAAATAAACTAGCAATATTCTTAGCTTGATCTACAGCGATTGTATCAATATTATTAATCATATATGAAATAAATCTTTCTGTATAAATAGCAGCAATAGTTGTTTTATATTTTACATTGTCACTACCATCTGGATTAGAAACATATCCTCCAACTATAGAATGTAATTTCTTAGCCATATCATCTTTTGATAATTTAATTAAATCATCAACTGGAACTAATTTATCTAATCCACCCTCAATGAATGATAATAATCTAACTGAATCTGGTGCTCCAATTAATGAACCAGCTAGTTTTGAAATATAAACAATAGATTCTTTCCAATCTTTAATTACACCTAACATTGTAGCTAATTTAGTATAACTACGAGGTGCAATTCTACTTACTTTAATAGATGAATCTTTTGTTTTACTACTAAATAATTCACCATAATAATGGACAAAATTAATTACCCTAGAATCTAATTTATTAATTTCAGCCCATTGACACCAAGCTGACTTATCAAAAATCATTTCTATAATAGCCATTCTTGATTTCATAGCTTCATCCATTGATGTAACCATATAATCTGGATCATCATCAGGATTACTTGATAAAATGATTTGTGCAGTAGATGGTAATCTCCAACTCAAAGATTCACCTTCATTAATTAACTCCATTGTTGCTTGTAGAATCTGTGGATTTGCACGGTTAAAATCATCTAAAATTAACACTACAAAATCACTTTTACCTTTAATCCAAGATGGAGGAGCTGTTTCAGTTTTAACTTGACCTGTCAATTTTAAAGTAAATTCTAATTCACCATTATCATTTCTTTCTTGTGAACTCATTAACTCTGTTTGGAGAGCATTTTCAGGAATCCAACGAGTGTTATTTTCTTTATCAATTGCTTCATAAACTTTATAAGATAATCCAATCAAATCACCTTCTTCTGACATTTGAGCTAATGATAATTTAACAATTTGATCATCTATTCTTGTAGGATCAATTTGTTCATATGCTAAAGGATTAACATCTCTCAATGCTAATAAATATTGTCTAGCAACTTGTCTAATAATACTGGTTTTACCAATACCACTAATGCCTACAATGTTTAATGCTGTAGGTCTAATATCGCTAAGAGTTGTAGATGTTACTAATTTATAATTGTTAATCATAAATGAATGTAAAAAAGTTTCTGTTTCCTTTTGATTTAATTGAGGAATTGATTTAATTTCAGACATAGTTTTATTTGTTTATTTTAATTATTGATTGATTGTTTTGTAAATTTAAATATCGGTCAGTACCATTAGATGATACTAACCAAAGTAGTTTTTTGTAGGTTTTTATAACATCATCTCCACCTCCATCGGTAAAGTATATACCAGCATCATAAACTTGTTTATGTTGATTAAAATACTCTAGAGCAGGAGTAAAACATGTTCCACCTCTACCTATAATATCGAATGTATTTAAGTTTTGTCTAGTTAGAGTTCTAACTGCTTTTTTATTATCATAGTATTTAATCTCTGTATCACATTGCAAAATGTCTATCTCATAACCTTGTTTGGTTAAATGATATAATTCATTAAGTGCTTCATGTAATTCTTCAGTTGACACTGATCCTGATACATCTATCATAAATAGTATTTTAGCATGTCTAACTTTCTTTTTACCTGGTGCATCAGGGTATCTTTTTGATTCTTTTTTTCTAGTACTTACTAATGTACTTGTTTTAGCTCCCGTACCAAATATTCTAAATTCTTTTCTCCAGTCTACTTTAGCTCTGTCTAGTTTTAGATTTAATCTCTCTTGAACTGAAGCTGGTAAATTACCTTTTGACTTTTGATTTTCTTTAACAAACTCTTCTATATTATTAGATACAGAATTGCTTATAGACTGTTTTACTAACTCACTCAGATTATCTACCTCACCATTTGACTCTTCATTACTAGTGGTCCAAGAATGTATTCCATCATCAGAATTTTGATCACCATTACCAGAACCTTGTCCTTCTTCATCTGATTCTTCACCATCACCGTCACCACTACCATTACTAGATTCATCTGATTCAAATTTAAAAGATGGCGAACCAAATTGATTTTTTAATTCTTGTTTTTGTTCATTTGATAGATTGACTAATTTATGATAGTAATAGTCAGCAGATGCTCGTTTGTTTAATATTAGTCCTGTAGTAGATTCTATTTTTTCTAATGTAGCATATTCTGGAAAATCAGTTAATAAAGCGTTTAAATCATATACAAATTGATTTGCTTCAACATCACATGCTATGTCCCATAAAAACTTATCAGAATATTTACTTTTATCTAATAAATGATTACAAATAATATGTATCATTTCGTGATTTAAAATATTCTTTAAAGATTCAGAAGAAATATCTTCTACTAATTTTTGATTTAATATTAATTCATATGATAAACCTCTTATGTTTATGTTCGTAAATTTTACTTTATCACTAGTCTTTACATGACTTTGAGATAAAAACCATCCTGAAAATGGATCTTTAAATTGCAATCTAATAATTGCTTTTTGAATATTACTCGATGTACTCATCTAAACTTACTTGTTTTAAAAATGTTAAACATTCATATATACCTTTAGATTCATATAAATCTGATATATCTTTTATTTTTTCTGACAATAAATTAATGGGTAAATGTATGTTGTCACATCTTCCTATTTTTTCTTTTATAAAATTACTTAGATTTATAGCTGAAGTTATTCCTGCATTGTCATTATCAAAAAATACAATTGGTCTTTTAAATTGTACAAAAAGTTCTTTTATTGTCTCTTCATTAAATGAAGTTTCGGATTGACACCATATTACGTTTGTTAATCCTAAATTCTTTAATACTCTAGTATCTTTGTATGATTTAGTTAATATTATATACTCTTTAGTATAATCTATTTTATTAATGTTACCTAAGTCATTTTTATTAAGATTACTTCTCCATTTAATTCTATTTAAAGGAGAATATAGTTTTAATCCATTATTTGTAAAATCAGTATAAGCAAACATTAATCCATGATTCTTATATGCTGTATAAAGATTGTTTTTAAAATCAAACTGTTCATATAAATCTACAGAAAATACACCATCACTTATCAATTGATCTTTTGTTATACCATATTTAGACCAATACTCTAAATCTCTATTAGAATAATCTGGTTTTGGTAAATACCTAAGGTAATATCTATCTGACGTTTTGATAATTGATTTTTTAATTGGTAAAGTATCAACAATTGGATTTTTAGATACATACCCTTTAGATTCTAAATCATTGATGATGTCAATAGATTCATTAAATGTGCAATTGAATCCTAATTTTATAAAATCTATTATATCAAACCAATTTGGATTATATGAATAATCATTAAAATATATTATACAATCATCTGATTCACTAAAAAAACAACCTGGATTAGTGTCAGTTCTAAATGGATTAGTATATTTAGTATTAAACAAAACTTCTTCATTTAAAAAATACTCGAATAATTTAATCTGATCAAAAGATCTTATAAAATCTCTTACGTTAAATTTTTCATTTTTAAAATCGAAGTTAATCATTTTAAATTATATTAAAAATCCCCTTATAATTAAATAAGGGGATTTTAGTTTATTAACCAAATATATTTTTGACTTGTGATTGTGCTTGTTCTGGTGTAGCTGCATTTGACACAGAACCTAATAAAGGACTACTAGAAGAAGTTGTTTTCAATTTAGATAACCAACCAGTATGTTCGCTAGTTAAGAACCAATTACCTCTTTTAATAGGATGTTCTTTACCTTCGGCATTAAGATAAACAAGTGTTTTAACTGGTTTACCAGCTTTAGTTTCTTCAGTTAAATGTTCTGTATAATCACCCATATGCTTAGTAAAAATAGTTTCACCTGGATATGGTTTACTTTGGATTGTTAAATATTCTTTACCATCATCGGTTAATTTTTGATGAACACAGAACACATCAATATCAACATCAGAATACATTTCAAAAGATACTATTTTATTAAATGCTTTAACTAATGTTTCTAAAGTAAATGTACCTACTTGTTGTTGAAATTCTTGTAATTGTTGTTGTGCGTCTTCTGCTGGAATATAGCAAGTAATTAATTGATAAAATGCAGATGCAATTTTAGAAGTTTCTTTTGATAAAGCTTTTTGTTCTTCTTCTGATTTTACATTTTCAACACTAATTTGATTTCCATTAACGTATACATTAGTGATGTTAAAGAAAGATGCATTCATAGGAGTAGTGCCTACTAAGAAATGCATTTTGGCATATGATGTACCTTTATCAGAAGTTAAATATTCTACTTTTTCTAGTCTTGCTTTGTTTAAGCCTAAATTTGGTCTTGATCCAGAATTGTCAAATTGAGATTTGTTTTCAAATACTTCGTTACTAAATGTGAACATAATTTTTAAATAATTAAATTGTTAATAAATGATTGAGATTGATAATTAAATGTTAAATGAGTTTTGTTCTTGTTGAAATAAAGCTGGAGTTTCCTCTACTGTTAATTCTGTTGCAGTTTCTACAGCTTGAGTTTCAGTTGGTGTAATATCATCAATTAAATTGATTTTAACACCTCTTTTTGTTTTTAATGTTTTTAAAAGTGGATGTTCACTAAATAATTTTTTAAGAGCTATTTCTGGTACTCCATAATTTTTAGCCATTTCTTTAGTTGATAATCCATTTTCTTTGTCTTGTTTCAATTGTGAAACTGTTAAATTTACTTGCTCTGCCATGATTGGTTATTTATTTATTTGTAAAGTTATTAATTTTTTTTGTTTTGTGCAAATTTTATGATTCAAATTCGTGTATTCTTTTTATTACGAAATCCAAATCATTTGGTATTAAAATATCCTCAAATACACCAATTGGTGATTTAGCTTCTATTTTAATATTATCTAATTTAGTTGTGTTTGTTACAAACCAGTAGTTAGCTTTACCATCTTTTTTATCAAACGTTGTATGAGTATAAAGATGATATGTTACAGATCTACTAGGATGACATTTATCTTCTGTCATTCTACCCATTAATGACAATTTTCTTACTTTATTAAATTCATCACCATCTATTTCATCGTGATACATTAATACTATAACAATGTCTAAATCTAAATTTTTAAGCATATTAATAGCATCATTAACATGTTTGCTTAAATCTGTAAATTTAGTATAACCTGCTTCTTTAGATCTTGATAAAAATTCATCTGACATTAACATTCCAAAATCATCAAAAACAACAGTTTTGACATTAGATAAACTTGGTAATATAGATACTATATCTGCAAATTGAATATAACCTGCTACAGGATTAGATTCATTAGCACTTTTAAATGTTGCTAAATTCCTTTTTTCTGCATTATACAATGATTTTGCTTTTGCAAATGGTAACGACTTGTTAGTACATCTAACAATAAACGTTTCGTCTGGATTTAAATTTCTTAATGAGGTTGTTTTACCTGACCCTGTTGGTCCTGATACAATGATTACTTCTGCCATTTTTTAATTATAAATTGTTCACTTATTAATTCACTTACGAATCCTTTCGTAAACTCCCAATGCTCCTTTTAAGTTCATATGACCATGTGCAGGAAACTCTCCAAATCTTCTTTTTATAACGTGAAATGATCTTAAATATGGGTTGATTAATCTTTTATTAGCATCATACAATTTGACTCCAAAATGACTGGTTAAATTGTATTTCTGATCTAAAGGATTAAATAATGTAATACCAGTATCACAATCTTCTAATAAATTTTCACTACCTTTAATAGATTCATCACCTGGAAATATTGTATCACCTGCAAATTTCAATCTGTCTACATCAGAGACACTTTTGTTTACATGAATCAGGTTTACAAATGTTATTCCATGTCTATTTCTATAGTCTACACATTTATTTGAAAATTCATTTATAGTCTCATATAATGTCTTACCTTCAGTCATTACTTTTCTAATGTGATCTGTAATTACAATTTTATGTACAGATTCTTTTATTTTTGATAATTCTAATAATTGATTTTCAAATTGACCAAGAGTTAATTTAGTGCAGAAAACAACTCTACTAGGTGAAATTCTATTGTCATCATTATCATATTGACCCATTAAAGGTATAATTCTTTTCTCATAAACTTCCTTTATTTTTGGAATGATCTCAGCAGATAAAGGTTCTATACATTTAATTTGAGTACCATCTTTATTAGTGTAATAACATGTATCTCTACCAAGTAAATAATTAGAACTAATGTAACGCTTTATTGGCTCTTCAACGTTATCAGAATTAACTCGTTTTACTTGACTTTCATAATGATCAATTCCGTAGTCTAAATATAAAAATATAACTATCAATTTAGCTTCTATTTCAGTTCTAGACATTTCTAAAGAATTGAATATCCATAATGGAGGAGATACATTGTTTCGTAAACATTCGAGGTAAGGTTGTACTATAAAAGAATATAAGATCATTGTTGTTTTACCAGAACCAGGACTACCACCTATTAAGTAATAATGTCTTTTTAATATACCACCAATTGCTTCATCTAAAGGAGTACCAGTTGTTAATCCTACGTTATATCCAGATTGACCTAAAGTAATTTCTTCTAATATGTTCATATGATTCTTATGTGAATAAAGTTGTATTATTTAAATTTCTATCATTTAAATCTTTTTGCTCTCTAAACAATTCCACCCAATACAATAATCTACTATCTTTTTTATGCTTTATAAAATAATTTAGACTTTTAAGGTATTGAGGATCTTCTATAGAATCCAAATAATATTCACAAGCACCAATGATCTCTTCTTTAGTTACGGATTTATTTTCACGCATAAAAGAAGCTATTCTAACTTTAACTTCTTTTAAAGGTCCGTTTCTCTCTGGATTTATTGATTTAAATTTGTTTCTTATTGGGATTATAAAATCATAATCTGAATAATCATCTATTGATTCATCTTCAAATAAATTCATTTTTAATTCCAATTTTTTAGTCTCTAAGTTCAAATCTACTATTTTTAAAGTAGTTATTTGAGCTCTTGTATAAGCTACCAAACTAGTATACTCTAAGTCATAATAAATAGCCAATAGAAATAGAAATCCCTCATCAATATCAATTCCGTTTTCTATAAATTTTAATTCTATCTCTTTATTTAATCTTTTCATTTTTTAATTCTTCATATGTTGTTTTATTTATTTTATCGTTGTTTAAAAATGTTAAAATACTGTTCAACCATACTTCTTCCTGAGTACCTTTAGAACACACTATATATAATGTAGATTGATCATCACCACGTAATAATCGACCTAATTGTTGTAATAAGTTTTTCTCGTTACTATTTACTTTTAATAATATACCTTTATTAAGATCAGGTATAGTAATTCCTTCATTCAATGCATTAACACACGCAATATGATTTATCTTTAAATTAATCATGTCATTTAGAGCTTTTTTACCAGATTTGGAGTGATATACATTAGTACATATTTTTTTAGTATGTTCTATTGATCCACAAAATATAATAGCTCTATCATCTTTTGATATTAAATTATTATATATCCAACTTCCAACTTCAAATTTAGAATCTAATCTATACAAGAAATTTGCTCTTTTAATATTATTTTGTTCAGTAGGTTCTAACTCACATATTCTAGACAATCTTTTATACATTATCTTTTCATTTAAATTTAGTTCTGAAAATACAACTTTAATTTCGTAATTAGATACGAATTTATTTTCCACAGCTTCATCTAATGACATTCTACTAACTATGTCAAATTTTAACATATCAACTATAAATGGTTTTCTACGAGGTTCTGTACCTGTTAACCCTAATAAGAATGAATTTGTAGTTAGTAAACGATTAACCATTGGTAAAGTTAAATTATGTATTTCATCTAATATTATTATATCATATACATTTAAATTTAATTTTACCAATGAGTCATAGCATATTGAATCTACATGTAAATCATAAAGTGCTTTTCGTCTAAATTTCTTAAACTCATTTGGAACATTAACATCTCTTAGTATTTCTGTTGGTACAACAAATAGTATTCTTGACTTTTTATTTATTTTATTTACTATTTTAGCAAGAAACTCTATTGCAACTTTAGTTTTACCCACTCCTGTAGCAAGCAATGCTAGTGAATTTAATCTTACTTCATAATTTTTTACTATATTATTTACTGTTAATTTTTGAAATTCATTTCTATCCATTACCAGATTATATTGTCCAATTCTAAAAGTATATCTTTAGTAGGTTTAATACTACCATCGTCTACCAACGTCATTGATTTTACTCTTACAAAATCTTTATGTTCTCTTTCTTCATCAAATACAAATAATCCTTCTTGACAAATTAAATCTGTTTGTACAGTAGGAATAGTTCTGAAATTAGATTGACATAAATGTTTTAAATTATCTATATATGTAAAGTTTTTATCAGCTAAAGCTTTTTCATATAGAGAAAAACTATTAGATATTTTATCCATAAAATTCAATGTTAATAGTTTATGTCTATCTTCATTGCTTAATTCATCATTAGGCAATAATAGAATATCTAAGTATTCATTACCAGATTCTCCATTTTTCAATTTTGATAAATATTCAATGTAAGGTTCTAATGGTATCATCATGACCATTTTCTTACCATCTATTTCTAAATCATCTATATTACTAGTTCTGTATTCTGAATCACCTTCAGTAAGTACTGAACTCCTAAAAGCAATGATTAATGAATCCATTAAATTAAGTTCTTTAAATCTGACTAGGACTTTATTTTCTATTTCAATTGGAAGAATTTGATTTTGATAATCTGACAAGTCATAAAATTCTTCTACTCCTAAATCTAGGAAAAATTCTTCAAATGTGTTTATTACTAATTTCATAGTTTTATTGATACTTTTTTATTTGTTATTTTATAATTTTCGGATAAATTGTTATTTAATTTTAATTCTTGTATTCTGAAAAAGTCAAATTCTACTTCGTCAAACATGTATAATCCTGGTACTATAATTGGTTTTTCTATTAAATTTATAGGTGTTAAATTTGATTTAATATATTCCCATAAAGAATTGTTATCATCACTATAATTATCAACTACAGATGTACCATTAAAATCAAATATACGAACTATTAATTTAGTTAATGATTCATTATTCATAAATTCATTATCTAAATTATTAATATAATCATTAATGTTAATTATATAACAATTCGCATTGCTAGAATCATTTTTTTTATTGTATGCACCTAATACTATAATCAATTTATTGGTTAAATCATACTTGGAAACAAAAGCTCGTAGATCAACCTCTGGTATCGGATCTTCGAGAGGTATATCTAATGTGTCTATTTCAGAAAAGTCACTGAATCCTAAGTCTAAGAAAAACGTTTCATATAATGATATTTCTAACATAATTATTTATTAATTGAATTTATAAGTTTATAAGTTTCTTTGATGTAAAAATCATAGTTTATTAATTTGAATAAAGAAGCTAAATTTACATCTGTTAAATTATTACATTCAGTACATAAGTAATCAACATGAACATTAGATTCTCTAATTGAATCTTTACCAGCTAATGGTGGCATTATCTTCATAAATGTTTTACCTTGTTTAGTTACTAAATATCTTGTTACTTTTTGTAATCTTTTTTCTTTTTCAAATCTAACTATTGTTTTAAATCTATTTTTTATTTTAGATGGTATTTGTTCTGTTACTAATTCACCTTGCCATAATTGATGTTCTTTTGTTTTAACATTTACTGCTAAAAAGAAATCGAATATATCTTCGTGAAATAATATAAACTCTTCTGGTTTTATACCATCTATAAAGTAAGCTTTAGCTGCCTTAGGTACAATTAACATAGAATGATCTTTTACTAATCCTCGATCTATTTCAAATGCACCTTTTAGTTTTACTTTACCATTAGTTGATTGTGAAATGTAATTATTTACATCTCTACATATCATTTTAGAATAGATATTTTCTTCCAATTCTAATTTAGCATATTTTTCCCAATTCTTATATATCTCTCTAGATTCGTTAAGTTGCTCATTACTAACGTAATAGGTAATGCCATCCGTGTTGTGCTGAATAAAAGAAAGCGAAGCTAATTTAGATAAATCTTCTACTAATTTAGTTAATAATAGTTGTCCAGTAAGAGTTGTTTTTAAGGTCGTTTGGCGATGAAATAGTTTTGAATATATACTATTGCCCTTTCCAAATGAGCTATTTCCTGCCAATTTAAATGCCTCATTTAGAGGTGTTTTCTTAGGGTATTTTGCTCTTTTATTTTTTAATATACTAAATACTTTACCGTATGCATTTTTAAATTGTGGAGGACATATAAAGTCAGAATAACTAATAGGTAATGATACATAATAAGCAGCCACATCTACATCAACTATAGTATGCGTTGAATTTGATATATAAATACCATTTAAGCTCGAGTGGATCAAATTGTTATCTCCAGAGCTTTTTATCTCTGGATTCTAATGTTACTAAAATTCTCACATTAGTTCGGCATATATTTTTACCTACGACTTTACGTTTAGGCATCGAACACTCTTGGGTAGATTATATTTATTCACTACCTATGCTCTACACTACTGATTGACCTTTCGTAATTCAATCAGTTAGCACGGTGTTTAAAAATATATTTTATTTATCCACCGTTTTTGCTCGATTTATTACTCACATATTTCTACATGAGAAGGCATCTCTACCTCCAGTCCCATAGTTCATTTGAATACCATTGAATACTACATTTACGTTAGCTTGACGCTTCTTTTTTATATCATAAACTATATATGGATCTAATGATTTTACATCTTCTAATTCAAGATCATTTATAGAACCTTTTAAGTCTACACAAGTTCTACTTTTAAGAAAGCCCAATAGTTTTACAAAGCAATCATCTTTATATGATATAGTAGGTAATATACAATCTTTAAAATGTATTAATTCGTCAGGATTACTTTTCTCAAATTGAGTTCTATCACAACCCATTTCATTCTCTAATTCAAGTAAGAATATTTCTTCACCAACTTGAGAATCATCTTTAGTCATGAAAGATTTATTATATTCTTTTTCTAACTCGTAACGAATATCAATCTTATCTTTTGAGGTTTCATATAGCTTTATTGTTGTAGTAATATCATTTTTACAATAATTTATAACAACATCAATTTCTTCATCAGTTAATACAGCAGTATGATGAAATGGTAACTCTTGAACATTTAATACTCTTAATGCAAACATTAAGTATTTTAAACTGATCATTTGTACATCAAATCTATTTATCCTCATTAAATCAATTTGAGGTATACCTAGATTATATTTAGGAGGATATTTAGATTTAGAAGTTACTAAATCATCTGATTTTGATTTTACTTTACTTAATATTTTATCATTACTCAACTTAGTAGTTAATAAAAGTGATATAATATATTCAAGCATTGGACCATCATAATTTAAATTATTAAAACCAACTAAAGGTAATTGTTGATCAAAACAATATTTAGCTAGATCTATTAATAAATCAGATTCCCATTTTCTAGATGATAATTCTACTACAATAGTTTTATTCTTTTCGGTATGATAACCTACAAATAAAAATAAATTTTGGTATACCTCTAAATCGTATACTATCATTCGTGATCTGATTCGACAGTATTAAACTCAAATGGCATTACATTGGTTACTGCATTATCTAAAATAGAGTGACAATTTGCAACTTTACGAGCTAATAGACCTTTCATATCATTAACCTTCATTTCATCGTTAATTTCCTCTGAAATAGATCTATAATTACCATATCTACCTTTTCTATAGGTAATCAAAGCATGTGTAACAGTTGATGTATCTTTTAATTGTAATTTTACATTAATAGTACACATATTGTCACCTTTTCCATTAGCATAGGTTCTTTCGATTTCTTTAGTATTAGTCACTACAGGAGGAATTGTTTTAGGGTTATACCCAAATAATTGTTTAAGCATTTCAGTTTCGTTTTTAATTAATTGTTCTGGATCTAATTCTGTTACATCAATTAGATGTTTTTTTAAATCTAAATCTTTAAGTTTATAAATATTGACCTTTCTATTTGTTGGTCTAAATTCGTTACTCTGTACTACCTCTACAAGAGTATTTTTACTTGGTAATGACCTCATTTGATCTGGAGTGAATGTTTCTTCTTCTCCATGTAACAAGTTCATTAAATCTGATAATTCGTCTTTTGTAAGACCTTTGCATACATCTATTAATTTAATAATAGAATCAATGTGTTTCTGTTTCATAGTTTGAGATAATTTATTTTAGGTAATTTAGATAATCTATAAGATAATTCGGTAATACGATAAATAATTTTAGTTTTCAAAGTAGTATACATACTATGGTCCGACATACATTTTATTTTATAATAATTTTTATAGGTCCTCATTTTTAATAAATTAATTTAATTCATTGACAAAGTGATCACTTAAATATCTTATAGCTATAGACTTGTCATATGAATAGTACTCAAATAAAAACATATATCTTTTTTTATAATTTAACTTCTTTCTTAATTTAATTGCTTTCATAGTAGTTTATTAATTTTTTTACCTGGACTTAATTTAAATATAATTATTGGTATTATCAATTTACCACGAAGTTTATAACTTTTCATAAAATTTAATTATTTTTCCGATTCTAGTAAGCTTAATATAATTAAGTTTTATCCAACCCATACCAAATTTAATCTTATTAGTGTATCCAACATGATAATAAATTTTTCTTCTATTAAATTTTAATTTACTATTTAATTTTGTAGTCCTCATGGTTTAAATTTACGTATTAATTTAAGTCTACCATTTAATACAGTTACTTCAAAATTACATTCAGAAGTAAAAAATACAATTGTAAACAAATAATTAGTTTTAAGAAAAATTGAATAAAATTTTAAATTCAATTTATCAAATTGTTTAGTTGTCTTCATGCTTAAATTCGCAATAAAGCATAGTAAATTTAAAACTCGCTGGTATTCTAGAAAAATTAATTTTATCTGTACTACCAATGTAATACCAGGTTCTATCAATCACTTCGGTTTT